AACTAAAAAATCTAAATCAGAAACTGATTTAGCTAAAATGTTAAAAAGAATCAAGCAGAAAAAATGATGACCTTGTTCGATATTTTAAATGAAGACAGAGCCGAGAAAGGTAGGGGTTCCAAAGAAGGTAGAAAGAAGTATACTTCAAAAGAGGGAGCTACCAAAAAAGGGGCTGTTAAAGCTAAAAAAAGTAGGGTAAGAGTATTTGCTACTATTGCACATGCATTGGAACAAGGGCATGTGGGTCAAGCTTTTACGACCAAAGGAGCAGATAGAGTCTATGTAATATCTAAAGCTGATTGGGGTTCTAAGAGTAAGGGAAGAATAGCTAAAGGCTTTACTCCTGGAAGTTCTACCCCTAGCTCTGATTGGTCTAGTATTAAAGCCCACTCTATTAGAACTTCTTTAAAACACGGCCATATTAAATCAAAAAGATTAGAAAAGCTATACGGTCCTGGAGCTGAAGATAAGATTAAAAATTCTAAAAGAAAAGTAAAGCAAGGAACTTAAAAATGTTTATTACCGATACATTTATCATTGAAAACTTACAGGTGCTAGAAGAGTCTAAGGCTAACGGCACTATGAAGATTGCAGGTATTTTCCAAAGAGCCGCTTCTCCAAATAATAACAAGAGAATCTATGAAAAGAAAATTTTAGTAAGAGAAATGAGTAGATTAGATGAGGCTATTAAGGAGCGACGTTTAATGGGGGAACTAGACCACCCTACACACGATGCTATCAAATTGGGAAATGTATCTCATCTTATTACGCATCTTAAAATGGCTGGCAATGATATGCTTGGTGAAGCTGAAATTCTTAATACTCCGTGTGGGCAAGTGGCTCAGGCCCTTATTAAGGGTGGAGTTAAGTTAGGTATTTCCTCAAGAGGTATGGGGTCTTTGACGGAGAAGGGGGAGTATTCCATGGTTAATGATGATTTTAAGCTTGTAACTTTTGATCTTGTGGCTGACCCCTCCACCAAAGGTGCCTTCCCTGACCTTGTAAATGAAGCCAATAATTCTCAATTTATTGAAAAAACTATTAGGACCACATACGATAAGGCCCTAAACGAGAAAATTTTTATAAGGGTATTAGAAAATAAACTTTGCAAAAAATAAAAATTTTTAACACTTTATGGATAACATCTGTAAATATTTAAACTGGAGTATACATCCTATGGTAAAATCAAAAACTGAGCAGACACTGCCTATCGCAGAGTTGCTTCCTGAAGGTCTTTCGGAAGCAGCTATTTCAGAGATAGCGGTGCTGGTAAACAATGTCATTTCCGAGCAAGTGGAAGACAAAACCCGAGAACTAGAATCTAAAGTAAGGGGTTTTATGCGCTCTAGAATTGACGAATTAAAAGATCAAGCTTTGAGAGAGCTTCATGAAGAGGACGAAACAATGCGAAATGCATCTCTTTTCGAATCAGTGAAGACTCTTATGGCACTAGAAATAAATAAAAACGATGAGGGAAACGCTGTTTCCGATCTCGTTGAAGAGCAGAAGGAGTTTGAGGCAGAGGTAGAGGTTCTTACGGACGAACTCAGAAAATCATTTGAGGAAAACGAACGAACTAATAATCTTGTTGATGCTCTAACTACAAAAGTTGATAAACTTGAAGGAGACAAGGCTACTCTTTTAGAGGCAGTCGAAATTTTAGAGGAATCTAAAGATCAGCCGTTTAAATCTTCTGAAAAAGCCGTCATCATCTCTGAAGATGTTGACAAGAAGGAGGTAGATGAGCTAGATATACTGTCTAGAGCACAAAATGACCTTCTAACCCCAGAGGTTATGAAGTTCATGCCTCAGTCTAATACTTAAGTAAGGAAAAACACTATGTTAGCAGAAAATTCTGAAATTCTGAATAAGTGGGCACCTGTATTGGAGGGAATTGATAGCGATTATACTAGGAAAGTTACCGCACAACTGCTTGAAAACCAAGCCAAGTCTATTCTGTCCGAAAGATTAGACGAGGCAGGTGGGATGTCAGATGCTTCACCAACTACGGTTGGTAAGCTAGGTACTTTCCAGAAGTTCGCATTCCCCCTCGTTCGGCGTGTTTACCCACAACTGATTGCCAACCAGATTGTTGGCGTTCAACCTATGGGAGGCCCTGTCTCTCAAATCTTTTATCTGGGCTACGATCGCGCCTCTAATAAATGGGGCCGTGACCAGACTATTTATAGTAAATATAACCTGACCTACGGCGGCATGGTTGCCAGTGGCCTGTATGATGGCGGAATCACTGCGGCCCAAGCGGCGAGCAACCCGTCTGCGATGAGTCTCTACCTGTCCAGTGTAGCTCCTGGACTCGCTGCTAATGTTTCGGCTACCATGGGTGGTCAAATTGCTGCGTTCCCTGATGCTTCTACTATCTTGGGCTACAGTGTCTCTGCTGGTGAGCATCTTGCTGATGGTGAGATTCCTGAGATGAACATGCATATCGAGCAACAGGCTGTTGTGGCCCGTACTCGTAAGATGAGGGCTCTCTGGACTCTGGAAGCTGCACAGGATCTTCGCGCATACCATAACCTGGATCTTGAAGGTGAACTTACGGATCTGCTTTCCAAGGAATTGACCTTGGAGATCGACCGTGAGCTTATCGAAGATCTTCGTATGATTGCTTACGATCCTAAGAGTATTACAGGGTGGAACCGAGATTCCCTTGATAACCCCAACTCCAATAACTTTGGACAGGTAGGTACTTTAGGTACACCGAAGGGTGGTCCTGCTACTGGTGCTGGTCCTGCTGGTACGCAAACTGGTTTTAACACTGAGGGCTTTATTCCTGGTACTTATCTGTATGATTTTGCAAACGCTGGTGTTGGTAACCCATCGGGTACTGCTAGCAACGTGTTCTTGCTTGATCTTTCTGGATCTTTCCTGGGTACGGCTTATGCACCACAACATGTTGGTCAGGTGTATGCTAACCTGCTGGCGGCACTGAACTTTGCCTCACAGGATATCTATGTAACCACCATGCGTGGTCCTGGTACTTGGGTTATCACCTCTCCGACCGTCGCAGCTATGCTTGAGTCTGCTGCGAAGCTAGAGGGGGGTATTGATTCTAAGGCTGGCCCCACTAACATTAAGGGTAATAGCGTAGAATACAAGGGTAAATTCGCTGGTAAGTATGATCTTTATGTTGATCCTATGTATCCAGAGGATGAAATCATGATGGGCTACAAAGGTAGTGGACCGATGGATGCAGGGTTTGTTTATTGCCCATACATTCCGCTCCAGCAACTGCCTACTATCACGGATCCGTCTACCTTCCAGCCGAGAAAGGGAATCCTGACTCGTTATGGTAAGGCAGCGGTTACTCCTGAAAATAGGTTCTATCGGATTATTAGACTGGTTGGCTTCAGTGCTAACTACATCTTCAAGCCATACAATGCTGCAATACGCAATTCTTATGCATAAGTAGATTAGTATAGTCTAACTAAATAAATAAGAGCCAGGAAATTAATTTCCTGGCTCTTGTTTTTTACCTATATAAAGAGAGAGGTTTTTTATGAAGTATAAATACATAGGAACTATACCCACGGTATGTGTAGTTGAGGGTAAATTAATTCAAGTTAATAAGGGAGACCTTGTTAATATTGCTAAACCTGTTTCTTCGGAATTTGTGGTGGTATCTTATGGTGCTCCACAAAAAAAGATGAGTGCCCCTACGCCTAAAGTAACTCAACCACAAAAAGAGGTGAGAAAGAATGCCACTACAACCCAAACTAGCAGCCTGGGGAAATAGTTTTGCTCCCTATGCGGGGCAAAATATTAATTCCGCTAGTATAACTAATGGGGAAATTAATTATGAGACTCTTAACAATACCACCATGTCTGACGGGGTGGAGTGGACTCATTTTGAAGAGAACATAAAAGATTTTATACTAGCACGCTTGGGACATCCTGTAGTGCGTGTTGAACTTACACCCTACCAAATAAAGACTTGCATAGATGAGTCGGTAGGGACTATGTATAATCATGCTCCGCTTTTTGCTCATCAGTTTGCTACTTTTGATGCTTCCGCTGGGTATAGTACTTATAAAATTCCTAGTTACATCTTGGATAACCTAGAATATGTTGTGTATAAGAAGACCCTTCTATCTATTCAGCAAGCCGCAGGCACCCTAGAATTTGACTTTTTCATTAAATACTTTCAAGACAACTTCCTCTTTCAAAATTTTGGAGTGGGAGATTTTTATCTTCTCCAACAAAATTTAGAGATGATGAGAAAGATTTTAGGGCAAGAAGGAGCGTTCACTGTATTAGATAATCAGTATTTGCACATTACACCCAAGCCTGTCGTAACTCCTCAAACTGTTATCATTGTATACCGAGCAATAAACTCAGATACTTTGCATCCTGCTTATAGAAATTGGATACAGCAGTATGCATTGGCTGCGGCTAAAGGAACCTTGGGCCAGATTCGAGGCAAGTATCAGACTGTGCCTTCTCCAGGAGGGGGGGCGAGATTAAATGGGGACGCTCTTGTAAAAGAAAGCCAAGAAGAAAAAGATAAATTAATTCAAAGGCTACTGGATGAGTTCGAAGAGCCACCACGCTTCTCAACATACTAATGTCAAATAAAAATTATAAAGTTGGTGTCAAGCCTCCACCCCTCCCTCAATTAGAGGAATCCGATGGGCAGTTAAACTTCTTTGATCCTGCTAATCCTGATATTAATCTTTTCAACTTAGTAGATGATGAGATGATTAAGATTTCTGGATCTGAAATTTTATACTATTCCTATATGCAGGGGGACATGCAGTATGACCCTGTTTATATGGAGGCACGAAATAAACCTTTATCTAAAGAGCCAATCTTAGTGTATGGGCATTACGAACCAAAGGTTTTGGAGGAAGCTTTAGGACAATTTGGTATTGAGCTAACCAATGATCAAGTATTCATATTTAATAAAAGTTATATGGAGCAGAGAATTAAGGGGTATTTAAAACCTGGAGATGTTCTTCAACCAAAATTTCAAAATCAAAAGTATGAAATCATTGAAGTTCAAGAAGATAGCTTTGAGATTTATGGAGTGTATCATTTAGTATGTGCGGCTAAACTCCTGAGAGATTCTCCTGATGTTCAAGATAGTGTTATCACCCAGGTATCTGATCCTCTTTCTAGAAATATTCCGAAGACTATAGAGGAGGCTTACGATGGCCTTTAAAACTTATGTATTGGAATCCCAGGCATCAGGAGTACTACCGTCCTTTCCTACGTCTCAAAGGGCTTTAGAGTGGGCAAAAGAAAAAGTACAAGAAAAAACCACTGTTTCTAATACCATTCCTCTTTTTTATAGGGAGGTCTTACGATTCTTTATATCTAGATTAGGAAATTTAGCTTACCTTAATTCAGATACTGAACTGGTTGATATTAAATGCATACATTCTAATCCTGAAAGGACTATAGCCAAGCTACATCAAGAAGATAATATCATACTTCCTATAATTTCTATTAGCCAAAATTCTTCTGATAACGCTGATAAAAGAAGGAGACAGTCCTCAAATATAGTTGTAGATAGTTGGTGGAGTGCGGAAAGAAAAAGAGCTTTTAGAGTTCTTTCTATTGTTCCTAGGCCCGTGGATATAGAATATGGGATTAATATATGGGCCAAGTATAAAGCAAATTTAGATCAAATTGTAGAGCAAATTAGGCTTATGTTTAATCCTAGCTTAGTAGTAGAGACTCCTTATACTACCACAGCTTTATCTTTTGTGGAGCAGGAGTCCGACACTTCTACTTTAGATATATCAGACAGAGAAGAGAGGATAATAAGAAGATCATTCAAAGTTAAAGTAGAAGCTTATATTCCTAATCCTAAGTTTTTAGTAACAAGTACAGGAGAAATTGAAGAATTTAATAGTGAGACCACAATCTATTAAAAAAAATGATCAAAAATTGATCTACATATAGTAAATACTAAAGAGAATAAATTATGAAGTCTATTACCAACACAAGTTTACAAAGCTGGAGTCTTCCGTTTCGTACCCCAGATGGGACCGTACAAAGTTTTTTTCTTACCCCGAAAACAACTATTAAGGTTCCCGCTTCATATATC